CGCAGGCGTCACGATCGGTATGCACTGATCACTCTGGCAGAAGGTTCCCTCAGGGCACTGCGTCTCGCGCTTGCAATCGTAGTTGGAAAAGCCCTGTACGAGGCCGGGGAACATGCTACGCAGCGTGGGCATAATTATCAGTACCGCAAATAAAATAACAAGGGCGCAGCCCGCCATTCCTAAACGCATCATCTTAGCCATTCTATTCAGTGTGGAGAAAGCCGCCAGGATTTCCAAGATCGGAAGGCTCAACGGGTAAATTGGAGACGGCCGGTAACATCGGAGCACTGAGTGAAGTACAGTATCCGTTCATGCAGCGAGTGCCATGTGCACATGTCGGCATATCAACTCCACACATCTGGCCTTCTCTTGATTCAAAGCCCTCAGCACGCCCCTCAATAGCATACCAGCCCATCAGGACACATGCAAACAGTAGTATGCATAAAATCGCTATTGTGTCGCTCTTCATCCTACATCTTGCGGATATTAATAGGAGGTCCCTTGAGTTTCCGTGCTGCACTCGGGTCATACTGGTTAATATCCTCTTCATCTTTGTCGCGATAGTGTTGTTCACTGTGTTGCCAGAACTCGGGTGCTCCAATACGGAACTTCTCAGGGTGCATTTCAGCCTTGTACCAGAAAATACAGTCCTCGAGTTTATTGCTCTGCGATGTATTATCAATGACAAGGCACTCGTAGTTCTGAGTACACTGGTCCATCACTTGACAGAAGAATTCAAAGGAGGGAAAGGCCGACCCGTAGTTATCATAGATACGCTTGCGGTTGGAGGCATAGGGCTCACGGAGAATGAAAACATAGTCTACGTTGGTTCGGAGGGCCGGCTGAATACCAAGGGGGTACTGCATAGTAATCAAGAAGAAGACCTTGAGCCAACGCCCGTTCATGAAGAGGTATTTAATGTTCTTGTCGTGTGTCCAGGAGTCGTCGTACATACAGTCGTCGAGAATCATAAAGGATCGGGGGTCAATCTTGCTCTGTTTTCCAACGGCAAGGTCCTGTTGAATTTTGTGCATCACGAGTTTCTGGCGTTTACAGAAATTTGCCAGAATCACGGGACTGAACTCTCCATGGATGAAGAGCGGCGGAATCATTTGTCCGTAGAAACTGTTAGACTCCTCTGTACCACTGATAACTGTGCCAAGCGGCATATTCTGATGGTGGTAAAGTAGGTCACGAACAAGGGTACTCTTACCTGTACGACGGCGACCAATGAAAACAGCCACGGCGTCTTGAGGAATCTTCTTCATTTCGAACTTTCGGAGGGATACATTCATAGCGGAGGCGGCTGCCATTGCGTCTCTATATACTAGGGACGCAAACGCAATTGTAACGCGATACGCTGTTTAATGTTTACGAGTGCGGTGTTTCTTAGAGTGTCTTCTACGCCTGCGAGTTCCACCATATAGATTTTCTTGTGATTCGGTTGCAATTTTTGCTTTTTTATTAGGATTTATAGATTTTGGCCTTCCAGGTGGAAATATTTTATTCATTTGTTGTCTTGCAAAATTTGCACTTTCATGGGACTGCTTAATATTATCTTCAATATTATGCATGTAATCATACCAATAATGATCATTTTTTTTTGAATTTTCGGATGTCCATGATGATTCTTTTGGTTTTGTAATTGCTCCCTTTGGATTATTGAATGGTCTAGAATTAGTAGAAAATTTTCTTAACGCAGGATTTCCCAACTGTGTTCCAAAGGCCATCGGGGCCATTTTAAAAGCCGTTTGAGCAAACGGCTCTGATTTTAACGCTCCTTGTGCAGCCTTTCTCGCTAACTCTTTACCAATAATCATTGCTGTTCTATTAAGGGGACCTCCTCCTAACTTGCGTGTCTTCCTTACCATTTTTTTTCTATTTAGGGTTTTGTTTTTTCTGAATCCACCATCTATATTTTCCATAGTTGAAGATGCTGCAGTTAATCTTTTATTTTCTTTATTTAATTTAATTTCTGCATTTTCCATATTTGAAGCCTTTATTAAAATATCTTTTACTTTGTCTAACTCAGAGTCTAAATTTTTAATAAGTTCTTTTCTTATTCCTAATAACTCATTAAAATAATTAGTATATTCTGCATAAGTTATAGATTCATCTATTTGTTCATTTGTAGATAATTCTTCAATTAATGAAACATTTGCAATATCAAATAATTTTTCATCTATCTCTCCACCACCAAGACCAATATACATAAATGGACCATTACCAGTTAAAGTTTCAAGTAATCTAATATATTTATTTAGTCGTTCAAGGTCTTTTGCTAAATGTTCATATCCTGGATTCTTTCTTATTATTTCTTCAATCTCTCTTTTAAGGGTATTTAGTTTAGGAATACACTTTCTAAAATAACTTATAAGACTACCTTGCAGGTGTTCAGGTATTAATATATCAAATGCAGTCTGAATATCATTACCTTCTATTTTATATTTATGAATAAATGATAAGAATTGGTTTTTTAATATATTTAAATTACCTTCTAATTGTGCTAGATTTGATTTACTATTAAATAGTAACTTTCTTGCTGCATATTCAAGTATGCTAGCTGCTCTACCTAATATCAAATCGACCTCCAATAATTCCCATAATTCCATTATATGGTCGACATGGTTTTTATTTGCCTTCACCATTTCCAATCGATTTCTTAATGTAGTAGTACTTTCTGCGTATGCAGCATTTACTCTATTTACAGGTTTTCCATTAAGAATTTTTTTTGCTTGAACTTTAGATGATTTTAAAAAAATATCCCGAAGTGCTCTCGCCACTGGATTTAAAGCATGTCTTATTTCTTCTGGAGTCTTGGCATTTCTAAGTACAGTTAGTTCAGCCTCGGTGAGCATATATCTTCTTTGATATCTTCTTTCATGTTCAATAAGAATTTCTTTATAATTATTTGATGGTCCTACACTATTTTTTTCAAGTTTTTGAAATTGAGCAGCTGTATTTCTCCGTGCTTGAGCTACTGCATTACTAAAAGAAAAAAAGGAGAGACCAGCAGGTGCCGCGGGAGCAGCAGGAGCCACAGGAGCAGCAGGAGCCACAGGAGCAGCAGGAGCAGCAGAAGCCACAGGGGCAGCAGGCCTAGCATAGGCTGAAAAACTTTGTACACGTGAACCTTCTAATACCCGTCTTGCTCCTGGTAATATACCAGTAACACTCTGAAGTCGGCCTTCATATAGGGGTGCTCTAGCATGAACTTGAGCAGCAAAATTAGCTTGAGCTCGAGCAGTTGGGAATTTGGGAGGTAATGGAGGTCTAATTCTCGTAATAGCCACAGGCAAAGGTCGAGGTACAGCAGGTACTGGTCCAGGTAATGGTTCAGGTAAAGGTGCAGGTACAGGCGCAGGTAAATGTGCAGGTGGTACAGGTACAGGTGTAGGTGCAGGCGCAGGTGATGCAGGTGCAGGAGGATTTCTAAATATACTTGCCAATGCTGATCCTGCTGCTGCTGCAGTTGCTGCAGTTGCTTCTCCTGCTGCTATTGCTGCAGATTTTGCTGCTGCTGCTACTGCTGGTGCTGCTTTTGCTCCTTTTGTTACTGCTGCTAAACCTACACTAGCCATCCTAATTAACTCTATGTATTTATTTTCCGCGTTTTACAAATTTAACCCAATCCTTAACCCCGACCAGAAAGAATGTCAAGTGAGCAATGGGATGCGGTATTTAAAAGTGTTCCCCCACCACCAGTTGTTCCCATACAAGAAGTTTTAACCACCGATCACATTGTACAAATGTCTGGGTATCGGAATCTTAGTTTATCTCATCCGGCGTATTCACTTCTTGGACTTGATTCAAAGACACAGGCCTGGCTCGACCACAAGTGGCGCTGGCAAGGGCAAAGCAGTGAGGCGGGAAAGGGTGATTGCGAAATTACACTCAGAAATGGAAAACAGAAGGCATATTGTAAGGTGACTCATCTTCTGGATCCTGTTCGTTGGATGAAGGGTCGCTATGAATTTGCCACAGCACCTGCCAATCCGAGTCGTACGAAGGGATGGGCTCGGGCCCAAGAGAAACTGAAGGATCCTATGAACCAGGCGTATGTCGAGGCATTATCGTATTTCAGTCTCTCTCGACTTCGTGAACTTGATGCATCGCCTCATTTTCCTTTTTACTATGGCTCTATGACTGCCATTGCTGATAAGTATATGTTCAATATCAGTGAAGAGTACGACAGTTTTCGCAATACTCGTTGGTTCTGGAGAGGTCTCGATGCAAAGCGATTTGCAGTTCAGGCAGATTTTGAAACGGATTCGGATCGGGCGTATTGGACTCAAAAGCCGTCTTTTATAAATGAAGGCGATGATTCAACAAATTCTGAAGAAGATTCGGATGCAGATGCATCTGGTGATGAATCGCTGAAGGCGGAGTCTGTTCCTGATGAAACAGGAAGTATTCATACAGCCGATAATCTGAGTTTTCACAGCCAGTCTGAGAAATCAGATGAATCTGAGGAGGAAGAGGATACCGAAGATGATGACCCGCATTTCTTTGCAGAATTCAATGATTTCCCAGTGATGCTTATGTATCTTGAAAAGTCAGAGGGTGTAATGGATACTCTTCTTGAGAATCATTCACTAGTGGGAGCGGAGCCTGGTGATGAAGAGTGGGAGGCGCGTTGGTCAGCCTGGCTCTTTCAGGTAATTGCTGGACTCTGCGCAATGCAGCACACTCTTTCAATGACACACAATGATCTTCATTCCAATAATATAGTCTGGTCATCAACCGAGAAGGAGTTTCTGTATTATTCGAAGCGTGATGGAACCACATGGAAAGTGCCGACATATGGAAAGATTTTCCAGATTATTGATTTCGGCCGTGCGGTATTTAAGTTAGGCGACAAGGTCGTATACAGCGATGATTTCCGCCCAGGAAATGATGCGGCCACGCAGTATAATTTTGGTGAGTTTGCCGTAAAGAAGGAGGCGATTGTCACACCGAATCCGTCTTTTGACCTCTGTCGCCTAGCAGTTAGCCTTTTTGAGGCCGTATTTCCTCATAAAATGGAGGGAAAGAAGGGTGGTCGCGTTATGTCCTCTGAAGAGGGAATAGAGATGCGTGAGACCGACTCTGATCTGTTCAATACCATGTGGACCTGGATGGTGACCGATGGACGGGAGAATGTGCTGATTGATGCTGATGGAAATGAAAAGTATCCGAGTTTTGATCTCTACAAAGTGATTGCAGAGGAGTGCCATATGGCGCGGCCGCGGGACCAGGTGGAGAAGAAGCCATTCAACGGATTCAAGGTAAAGCGGGCGCCGAAGGATGAGAAGGTCTATAGTTTATTCTTTTGATTATAAATCGTTTTACGAATATAGATCAAAATATTTTAGTACTTCCGCTTATTTTTTCTTGTTTTACTACCTCCTTTTATATTTTCTTTTTGAGTATTTTTATGTAAATATTCAATTCCTGTAAAACATTCTAATTCTGTAGTTCTATAGGTTATTGCTAATTGTTTCATTTGGAATCTAAGAGAATCAAATTCTTTTTTATCGCCTGCTGATGCAATTGCTACTACTGCCGCTTCTTTCTCTATTCCTACTACTCCTGATGCTGCAACTGCAGATGCTACTGCTGCCGCTTCAGGTGATAATGGTGATGCAGGTAATTCTTGGAGTGCTGCCCTTTCAACTCGTTGTGCTACTGCTGCCGCTTCTGGTGATAATGGTGATGCTGGTAATGCTGGTAATTCTTGTAGTGGTACCCTTGCAACTTGCTCTGCTTCAGGTGATGCTGGTAATTCTTGCAGTGCTGCCCTTGCAACTCGTTCTGCTACTACTTCTCTTGATTGATGAGGGAGAACTCTTCTTCTTTCATCTTGTTCTAATCTTATTATTTCTTCTCCTGATAATCTTAAAATATTTTCCGCATGGAGTAAATCATTATCCCAGTTACGAGGCGGCCCTCCCTTCTTTAATCTCCAATGCCTTCCAGCAAGATTACATATAGTATAGTCAGTTCTATTCTTTCCAAAATCAATATCTATAGGTGCTTGGTTTGCAATTTCTGGTGCAATATATTTATAAGGAATTTTTCCTAAAAGCCACATTAATATCTTTATATCATCATCTCCAGTCCAGATTCTATCACGTGAAATATGCTCTGCATATTCTTGCAATGTTCTCTGTGTCCCATCTATTTCCGTTATTATACCAGGTCGGGGAAAACCAATCCCATCAATATTTCTAAATACAATATCATTTTGTGCTTTAGTATATGCCATTGTAAGTAATTGTCTTAATCGAATAGAAATAGGAACAGTATATTGAGTAAATTGCTGATTTTCTGTTATATCATATGGTGCATAAATTTGAGCAATTGAATCTAGACCACAATTACCTTGTGCAGTATTTTCAAAAAAATATCGTGAATTTTCACAGTATAATATACGCTGTTTTTGTTTAATTTGTTTTTCTGTCAAATTAGATTTTTCAATAAATTCACTAACTAGTTTCTTTTGTAAAAAGAAATCAATAATACTACGCGATTGATTTGCTGGATATACTTCTTCATCTTTGTATAATGGATATAATTTGCGCATTCTCTGCGTAATTCTAATAAGTTGATACCATAGTAATTTACAATCTTCTATTACAATATCTGGATTCTTAGGAGATAATAAATCTGCAAATTTATAAATTTTATTGGCTTGAGTTTCTCTTACAATTAATTCGCGTGATAATCTGGGTTTAAATCTATTTTGTTCTTCTTGATCCATAAATGAATTTAATATAGTCTGTGAATCGCCATCAGGAGAATAATATAATCTTCTTATAAATTCTCTTTTTCTTTCATTAAATTCTGGATAAGGATCTTGCTCAGGAGATGCTACTCTACTCTCTTCAAGTATACTTCTTATTGCATCTGATATATTTAATGGAAAAATTATATATGGTTCTTCTGTAAAAATAGTATTTTTACTAATCCAGTCAAATATAAAGAAATAAATTTCATCAGGCTCTATAGAATAATCGAAGCGATTATATCTATTCCAATATCCTTTTATTATATTAGGATTAAATAACATTAATTTATTAGATACTATAGTCTCTACCGTATCATAAGTGAGTGAATTGAGTCTTATTAAATTATCAAGAGATATTTTATATTCATTTACATTTACTACAGTTGAATTTCCTGAATGTATTATATTAGATAATCTAGATATATTTTTCTTTTGCTCTACTGGTAATTTATTAAAAATATGACCACCCCATATAATTTCTTTTACTTTAGATGGTCTGTGCTGACCCCAATAGATATTTTCGCCAGTAATTCTTAATGGGTGCAAAGCTGAAGGCTTTTCGTTAATTTCTGCTTGTAGTGTTTGCTCTTGTGCTAATCTTTTTTTTTCTTCATGCTTCTCTTGAGCTAATCTTTCTTTTTCTTGATTTTCCTGTTGAGCTAATCTTTTTTTTTCTTCAATTTGCTCTTGTAATCTTTTTTTTTCTTCAATTAATTCTTTTACTCCCTGTGGCATTTGTGTAAATTGTGGATTTTTTTGCATAACTTCAAGTGCTTCTCGACGCACTTTCATGGCTTCAGGTCCCCTTTTACGATATATGCTTTCTGCAAATGCCTCACTATTTCCACGAAGAACTGTATCCGTTAATCTACCAGTAAGTCCTAGTGCTCGCAGTTGTGCTTCACTCTGTGATATATTTGCATGCGGTAATGGTGTTCTTGGTAGAAATTGTCCTTGTTTTGGAGGTCTCTGTGTTGGTAGGGCCGTTGCCCCTTTGTCTGCGGGGGTTGGCTGGCCTATCGTTACTCCACTCCCAGACATTACTCTATAGAGAGATAAGTATTTTTGATCATGTGTCGTTATACGAAACCAAATCAAAGATTTACTTGCGATTCTTGCGCGTGCGCTTTCCACCCGATTTACTGTTATTATTTGCATTGTTATTATAGTTATTATTGTTGTTATTATTATTATTATTATTATTGTTATTGTTGTAATTATTATTATTATTTCCTTCATTATTTGCATTGTATCCGTTTGTCTCATTTTTAAGATAGTCTAAGTTGCTGAGAACCTTCTTTGTGTTGAATGCCTTTACCGCCTTCAGGTCTAGGTCATATTCCTTACAAAGATGCTTCATGACGCGTATAACTTTATCATGGGTCTTCAGAAGGTCCTTTTTCTGGTGTTTGTAATCCGGGTCTTCAACCAATTCAAAGAGAGCATCCTTGAGGTGGGCCATACCAAAGAGTGTACTCATTGCATAGTTATATTGAATGCCCTCATCCTTGATACTGGCAATACGACCTACATGTTCAAGTTCACTGGTTGCCCACATCATAACACCATGTGCCGTAGCTTCATACTTATGTGTCATTTCTACATAGAGTTGATTTAATAGAGTTTGATTCTATCTAATCATATCTAACGGCGGCTCGTGCGGTTCTTACGCATGGCCTTGCGTCCTTTACGCGTGGCCTTGCGGCCTTTACGCGTGGCCTTGCGGCTGCGCCGGCGACGACCACCATCCTTATTACTATTGTAGGGGTTTGCTTCTTCTGCTGCTGCTGCTTCTGCTTGCGCATTTGCTATTTCCTTCTGCGCTTTCTCACTGGTAGCATTTTCCCAACTTGCAACTTTAGCATTTTGTTCATTTTGACTCATATTTGTCCATGATTTTCTGTTATTTGAGGACCCAGATGTTCCACGTTCCTTACGTTCCTTTTCGGCCGCCTCAATACTAGGACGATAACGATTCCATTGACGAGGATCAAGAGACCATCCAGGGCCGCTAAACCATCCTGAGGATGCTGCTGCTGCTACTGGTGCTGCTACTGCTGCTGCCGGTGCTGCTGCTTGTGCTGCTGCCGGTGCTGCTGCTTGTGCTGCTGCCGGTGCTGCTGCCATAGTATTATTATTATAATTTATGCTTCCACTCTGATTTTTCATATATGCAAGTAGTGGATTATTACGACGCCATTTTACATTTTCTGCTACCTTTTTATTATAATTTGCAAGTATCTTATTTGCTTCTTCTGGTTTATTTTTATATGCTTTATTAAGTTGTATTTTATATGCATGCCTTTGAACTCCACGTCCAATAGAACTTATAAAATTGGATGTAGACATATTACTATTATTATTATTTGCCATTTTCTATAAAATAATATTAGATTTAAAATCTCGGAACTCCAGTTTGAAGATCAAAGTCAGTCTCTGAGCCTACCATCATCACAGATGCAGGTGAGCCACCAGACATCTTTGGTAGTTCAGGCATCTTAAATCCCGATAAAAAGGTTCCTACTGAAACAACTGAGTCAGGAATCATCTGATATAAGAAGGTCACCATGATGGCTCCAATGCAGAAATCGCGAATGGCACCCTTCATTTGAAAGGGCTCATTCTGGTAATAAATCGTCTGTGCAGTTCCAAGTGCCGATAGAATTAAACCGCCAAGCAGAACTGTAAGAAAAAGGGGGGTGCTCGTGCCAAACATTTACTGCCCTCCCCTAGAAAACTTTTACGCTGTTATTTCCTCAAAATCAATCGCGTTCCCCGAACCATCCAAGTCTTCAAAGTCGTCTAGCGGTTCCGGAGGTGCATCGATTGTTTCAATGCGCTCAACCTCACCGCCCTCAAACATGGAGTGCGTTGCAATTTCATTTCCCTCCAAATTATTGCTATCAAAGATTGTATCCATGTTTGTGAAACTTACAGTGGGCTCTGTGTCGACAACAAGTGTCTGCTGGCCTTCGGGCACTTCGGG